CCGCAAGGACGGAAAGATTGTCAGAAAGAATGATGACCTGATGTCCGCAACCCGTTATGCCGTTCAATCTCTTCGGTATGCAACAGTTCGGACCTGGAGACCCAGAGCAGAGGTAGCCGAGGGTTCTATCCGAGACGCATCTTTTGATCCATTTTCCTATTGGAAAGGCCATGAGCATTCTGACTCAGCTTCGGAAACTAGAGAAAGACCTTACTGGGTATAAGACCCAGAGAGAAACAGCACTGAAGTCCTATCAGGACTTGTATCCTGAGTACAAGGCAGCAGTTATGGCAGCAAAAGAAATGGGAACTCAGGTAGCAGGTTCGTACAACACTTATGCAAGGCTATACAATGATTCTCTTCAGTTTCAGCGATTAGTTCAGCAATCAGCCAGAGAAAGGAACGAGTTATCAGGACTCGTACAATCAGCAAGAGACGATTACAAACTTCGCAAAGAAATTCTAGGTGCGTTCAACTTCGGTAGTGGTCCTCCTCAAGAGGTCATTAATGCGTATGTTCAGTCTCAAGAGAATTTAATTCAAATCAGTTCTGATTTAACCAGATACGATGAGCAGACCTACAATCCGACAGTCCAGGCTTATGAGAACTTCGTATCAACCTCCGGGATGGATGCAGCAAAAACCAAATACGAGGAGTTGAATACCAAGTACAAGGACTTGCAGTCGGTGTACAAGGGACTAGAGGAGAATCTATCGGTCTATACTTCTCAAATGGAGGAAGCCACGAAGCAAGCACAGGCATTGGGTCAGCAGATCCCAGGTCTTCAACGGTCTTTGAAAGTAGAACAGGACCCCAGAAAACGGGAAACACGGATTGGGTATGGTCGGTCCTTGATGACATCAGGGACCAAACGTAGATCTTCAGTAAGATAAGGAGCAGCAATGAGTTTAGTTACAGATTGGCTGGAAAAAAACACAGGCATCAAGTTACCGGATCTCCGAGGTAGCAGTTCTATTGGTAGTGGGCTTTTGGGAGGCACTAACTTTTTCAAAAATATCAAAATCAAGCCGATTAAGGTCAATCTTGATCAGTTCAAAGGCTTTAATGTCCCTGAGATCAATATGCCCACGTTGTCAGACAACACTCCGAACTTCAGCCAGTTGCAACCGAATATGAACCAGGATCTATCAAAGATCAGTCTGACAGGATTAGCAGAATCTGCTCAGAAGCAAGGAGGAGAACTCCAGAAGGAACTGGTCAACATTGGGGCAGCAGGGCAGGAAGCCTTGGTCAAAGCAGGGGCAGCAGGACAACAGGCATTGATTGATGCAGGAAGAGCCGGGCAACAGAACTTGATTGACATCGGAGGAATGGTCCAACAAGGGGCCATTGATGCAGGATCAGCAATGCAGACCAATGCTATTGAACTAGCTTCTTTGACAGGGATCAAGAACGAGGCCGCAGAAAAAGAGATTTCCAAAATCACGAAGGGCATTGAAGGCGAGAACCGGAACATTACGAAGGGAGTCGAAGGTTCGATTTCCACAGCAACAAAAGGGTTGGAGTCCACTATTGCGACAGAGACCAAGGGCTTTGAAGACACACTGGCTACAGAAGTCAAGGGATTTGAATCCTCACTCGATATTTCAGTCAAGGGTTTTGAAGGGAGTCTGAACAATGCAGTCAAATCAATTGAAAAACTGCCAGAAATAGACATCCTCGGAGGTCTTGGAGATATTTTTGATTTTTACACTGGGAAAAAAGATTCAAGCGGAGGGAGTGCCGCAACCGTCAAAGATCCAATGCCAGAACTTCCAGAAATCGGAGATGAAGAAGTATTTCCGGAAATAGAACAAGCGACCACGAAGGCAGATAAGTTAACTGAGGAAGAAAGACAGAGAAGAATCCGTAGATTGATGTTGAACAGATATGGTCGAGAAGACACCATCCTGACAGGAACACGGGACATGACCAATCGTAGGCGTTATGCGAGTGCCTTATGAACCTGATTGAAGAATATGAAGCACTCCGGGGAGATCGGGGCAACTGGGAGAACCAGTGGCAAGACATTGCAGAGTTAATGATCCCCCGAAGGGCTGATTTTACGCAACGCTATCGTGCATCTGGAGAACAACGTAGAGATCGAATCTACGAATCAACAGCAGTCAGAGCGTTAGTCCGAGCAGCATCAGGTCTTCACAATACGTTGACATCCAATACTGTTCCTTGGTTTGCATTGGAAACCGAAGACTCTACATTGATGAAAGACCGGGAAGTCCAGGTCTGGCTGGAGGAAGCAACCCGTAGATGTATGTCGGTCTTCAACTCTCCTCAGAGTGGCTTTCACAGTTCGATGCACGAATTCTATCTGGATCTCGTTGCCTTTGGAACCGGGTGCATGATGGTGGTCGATGAACCTCCAATGGGTCCAATCTTTCGATCTTATTTTCTTGGGAACGTCTTCATTGCAGAAGACAAGTTCGGCAAGGTTGATTCCGTCTACAGAACCTTTTTTGACACGGCACGATCTCTCTATCGTCAGTTCGGGAACTCTCTATCCGATGGAGTAAAGAAGGCAGCAGACTCTTCTCCGTTTGATCGTTTTGAAATCCTCCATGTAGTACGCCCAAGGTCCAAATCAGGAGACACAGGCAGCAAACCGTTTCTATCAAATTACTACGAATTAGCCTCAAGGAAGGAAATCAAAAAAGGAGGTTTTGAAGAGAATCCGTATATTGTCAGTCGCTGGCAAAAGAACTCAATGGAAGTGTACGGAAGAGGTCCAGGGATTGAGTCTTTGCCGGATGTCCGGATGATCAATGAGATGGAAAGAGTGGGACTGATTGCGCTTCAAAAGGTTGTCGATCCTCCACTTTTAGTTCCAGACGATGGATTCTTATCACCCGTAGTGACCCGTGCAGGAGGGCTGAACTACTTTAGAGCAGGACTTGGACCCCAAGACCGAATCACTCCGTTGATCACCAATGCCAGAGTAGAACTCAATGAAGCAAAAATGGGCCAAGTCCGTCAAGCCATTGAAAGAGCCTTCTATTTAGATCTTTTTGAAACTCCAGGTCCAGTTGCCCCCGATGGAGACGTACTCCGTTTTTCTGCAACCGAGATAGCAGCCCGTCAGAGAGACCGCCTTTCAGTGCTCGGACCCATTGTGGCCCGTCAGGAGGTCGAATGTCTTGGCCCTTTGGTCTTGAGAACAATGTCGATCATGGTCCGTAACGGATCTTTACCAGAAGCACCACAAGCATTGAGAGAAGCAGAATTCAAGTTAGCGTATTCCAATCCGGTTTCGATTGCCCAACGATCTGGAGAACTAGCTTCCATTAGCCAACTGATTCAGTTTCTTGTACCGTTTGCACAGCTTGATCCCACGGTGATTGAACGTTTTGAAACAGGAAGAGTTGCTGAATTAGCTGCAGAAATACTCAAGGTCTCTCCAAAGGTCTTTAGGACTCAGGCAGAACAGGATCAGAAGAAAGCTGCAGAGCAACAGCAACAACAGATGATGGAACAGATGCAACAGGCTCAAGTAATTGCCCAACAACAAGCGATAATTTCCCAATCGAGACGAGACGAATCGGTAGCAACCTTGAATGAGAGCAAAGCGAATGCTCTTTGAGAAGAAACGTCAGGCTGATTATCGTAGAGTTTTTAATAGTCCCGAAGGCGCAAAAGTCTTGGCAGATCTTTGTCAAAGACACTTTATTTTTCACACAACCCATGTCCCCGGTGATTCGGTAGCTTCTGCATTTCAAGAAGGTCGGAGATCGGTAGTCATGGACTTGATCAAATATCTAAGGACCGATTTAGAATCCTTGGAAAAACAAATGGAACCTCCGTATGACCGAAGAGATGAGCGTTGAAAACACCGAAGCAACCGTTGCCGAAACCTCCATGGCGTTTGATCCCAGATCTTTGCCAGAAGACTTAGCAAATGAACCATCATTACGAAACTTTGATGATGTATCGAAGTTAGCAAAGAGTTATGTACACCTCGTAAAAATGCGAGGAGTCCCAGAAGATCAGTTGATCAAATTACCAAGTGACGGGAACTATTCAGAAGTCTACAACAAACTTGGCAGACCCGAAGATCCGTCTGGATACGAGATTGACATCAGCAATGATTTGAACAAGGACTATGCAGAGAATGCTCACAAACTTGGGCTTTCCAAGGATCAGGCAAGAGAGATCTACAATTGGATTTCAACCAAGCATCAGCAGCAGGAATTACAGCAAAAGGACTTGTACCAAGAGCAGATTCGACAGGGCATTGATTCCTTGAGACGAGAATGGGGAAGTAATTTTGATGCAGAGACCCAGATAGCGAAACAGGCTTTCCTTCAGTTAGCAGATGCCGAGATGGTTCAGACGATGGAAGAGAGTGGACTAGGAAATTCTCCACAGATGATCAAATTGTTCAACCGAGTCGGACAGATTCTCAAGGAAGACGGAATGCTTCAGAACGATGTAGCCTTTGGAGACAGTGGAGGACGAGCATCGATTCAAGACAAACTGGACAAGATCATGGACTCAGGATCTCCGTATTGGGACGGGATGCACCCGGAGCACGACAAGTATGTAGCTGAAGCACTGAAACTCCGGGAAATGCTGTTATGACTGAAGAAGAATCCCTCCGACTAGAATGCTTGCGTCTCGCAGTAGAAAACGGTACAGTGGCCGATATCAGTAACCCCATTGAACTTGCTGATAAGTATTACCAGTGGGTAAAAAAGCCCACAGATTCCCTCATGCAAAATAAGGAACGGAAACGGATAACCAGATCCTGACCCGTACTTCTTCTGCTTCCTAGCCCGGAACCCTGAGACATCAGACATCTGATGTAGGACAACTCCAACAATAGGCATGAGAACCATTCTCATCGAGTTGGATATGTCAAATCAGGTAACAACGGCCTTTGTACAAATGTACTCGGCCAATCTGCAGCATCTCTCGCAGCAGAAAGGATCTCGCCTTCGAGGTCTGGTTAGAAACGAAGCAGTCCGAGGAAAATCCGCTTTCTTCGATCAAATCGGTTCCCAGGTAGCATCCGTTCGGACTACCCGTGGAGCAGATACCATTCTCAACGACACCCCCCACGCACGAAGACGAGTAACTTTGGCAGACTATGAGGTCGCAGATCTCATTGATGACCAGGACAAACTCCGAATGATTGTTGATCCGACTTCTACGTATGCTCAAGCTCAGGCTTTTGCAATCGGAAGAGCAATGGACGATGTCATTATCAGTGCGGCAACCGGAACAGCCAATACTGGAGAAACTGGAGGAACCTCGGTAACGCTATCGGGCTACAACAGTGGTTCTCAGGTGATTGCTGCAGGTGGAACTGCGATGACCATCGCTAAGTTACGAGAAGCCAAGTTCATTCTGGATAACGCAGATGTAGACCCAAGCATTCCCAGAGTGATTGTAGTTTCTCCGAAACAGATCCAGGACTTGTTGGCTACAACAGAAGTCACCAGTTCTGATTTCAACACCGTGAAGGCTCTTTCTCAGGGACAAGTCACTGATTTTCTTGGCTTTACCTTCGTAACCTCTACTCGTTTAGGCTTGTCTGGTTCAACCAGAACTTGTTTTGCGTATGCAGTAGACGGAGTGCTCCTAGCAGTCGGTAAAGATCTTCATGTCAGAATCGATGAAAGACCCGATAAATCCTATGCCACCCAGGTCTATGCTGCGATGTCAATCGGAGCAACCAGAATGGAAGAGGACAAAGTGGTTCAAATCGATTGTGTAGAATCTTAATAACGGAGACTAAATGGCTGTTACTACTCAGAAATCTACGGAATACACCAATGCAACGGCAGATCCCGTAGTAAATAATCAGTCTACTGAAATGCAAGGTAGACTCCGAGTGATGTTTTTCACTCATGATCAGGATGGGGCAGGAGACGCAACGTCTTCGGTAGCCCTTGGGAAACTTCCGGCAGGACGAGTACGAGTTCTGTTGGGTCTTTCTCGGATGTATGTCAACTGGACTACGGCTAGTGCCACACTGGATCTAGGTTGGGATGCTTACACGGATGGAAACGGAGACTCCGTTGCTGCCGATCCTGACGGGATAATCGATGGTCTCAGTGTGGATACTGCAGGGTACTTCAATGTGGAAGCGGACCAGACTGCTACGGGAGGGACCTACGTGTTCCAATCCCAAGGTGGTGTAGTCATTCGGGCCACGTGTCAGGACGTTGCACTAGCCGATGGGGATGATTTGGTCGGTTACATCGTTTACGTAGCTGACTGATGAGTTCAGTAGTTCAGATCTGCAACATTGCGCTCACCAACATCGGTGAGACAAAAATTGCGGCACTGAATGAAGAGAACGAGAGGGCCAGAGTGGTCAATCTTCGCTATGAAGACTGTCGTGACTCGGTCCTCCGGTCTCATCCCTGGAACTGTGCAGTTGCCAGAGTAGAGTTATCAGCAGACGTTACTGCTCCAGCTTGGGGTTATGCCAAACGCTTTGCTCTACCGGCTGATTGCCTTCGGGTGCTTGATATTGAAAACAACTTTGAGAAGTACGAAGTCGAGGGACGGTTTCTGGTAACCGATAGCACTTCAATGAAACTGAAGTACATCAAGAAAGTAACGGACCCTACTGACTTTGATGCTCTACTGACTCATGCAGTAGCCATGAAGTTGGCATCTGAGATAGCGGAAAACCTAACAGGACGAGCAGATCTCCGTGACCGAATGCTTGCGAAATATCTGCAGATCTTGTCTGAGGCCCGTGGTGTAGATTCTCAGGAAACGTCACTTCCCGGTGAATTCATTGCTGATGACTTTATCAATGCTCGTCTAGTCGGCTCTACGTATCGAAGAGCCAAGTTCTCAAGTGAGGTCTAGTTGAGGATTCAAGCACTTCAGTCTTCCTTTGCCGATGGGATGATTTCTCCCAGGATGCAGGGAATGGTCGAGTTGGAGAGTTACAAATCGTCACTAGCACTACTGGAAAAC